TCTACTCTATAATTTATTATACTGTCAAAAATATCTTTAACTTCTACAGGAGTTGATTCGTACGATTCAGAAACAGTAACAGGTTTAGTATATTCTAGATAGTTATTTTTTTCTTGTAACCAATGAGCTCCATATTCACATTTAAAGTAATTTGTAAACCATGGGCCTCCTTCAGTATAATGCAGACCTTTAGGAGAGCCATCTTTAGGTTCATGATACCAATTAACTAACCAGTTCCATTCATGATGAATAGTTCCAATTTCTTCATCTTTAAGCCATTGAAATCTATGTAGGAAAGCACCTGTTTCAGTATTTACTACGTCTGGAGTTAACTGTTTGTTCGATGGATGTTGACAATTAAACAATACTAAAGAACTCCAATTCTTTCTTGGATAATTATGTTGTGTTTGATTATCCATTTTAGTAGAATTTTTAGGTTCATATTCATGATGAACACACATCACTGCAAATTGTTGATTTTCTTTTCTATATGCAACTTCGAATAATTTTGTAATATCTTCTAAGAATAAAAAATCACAATCGCAAAATATTGCCCATCCTTGATAATCTGATAGATAAGGTACTAAAAATCTTGTAAATGTAAATTCTGTGGAACTCAGAGCATCGACTGGTCTAGTATAGATTTGTTGATCTCTTAGATCTTCTTGAACAAGCGGAATGACATTAACACCTTTACTTCGAGAAATAATCGAATATTTACAAACTTGATAAGCAATATCTTCTCTAGAATCATATCCTACGAATACATTCATTTTCTTTCAATATCCTCTTCAATACAGTTGGTTCCGTATTGTATTTCAATTATTTTTAAAGGAATAGAAGACGGATTGCATAATTGATGCCATTCTGTTTTTTTAATATGCAATGACTGATGTTTATGGAACACACCAAGAAATTCAATATCACTTGAGCGATCAATTGTATAAACCTCAGCAGTACCTTCGACAATGAACCAGTGTTCTGATCTGTCGTGATGTCGTTGCATACTAAGAGATTTACCAGGATCTATAGTTAGCTCTTTTACTTTCACTTCGTTATTATTCTCGTGTAATACACGATAATAACCCCATGATCTTTTTGTTTTAGGAGATTTCCAGTTTTCTAAAATCCACGAACTAGAATTCTTTTTATCATCGCCGCCTACTCCAAAAACAAATTCTAAGTTATCGTCTACGACATCCATTTCTGGAATATTTGATTCTGTACGATCACCGCCATTGGCAAAAATAATTCTATCTTGAGGATAGCTTTGTCTTACCATCCATATTGCATGTTTAGCAGTGTTATCTTTATCATCGAAATCAATAACGAAGTCTACACCTTTAATGTTTCGAATAATATTAGTTCGTTCCAATAAAGGCATAAAATTTTGACCTTTTTTCCTTTGGAGCCACTCGTCAGAATTTACACCTACTATTAGTAAATCGCCTAATTTTTTTGCTGCTTGTATATAAGATATATGACCAGAATGTATCGGGTCGAATCCGCCGGTTATCAACACAATTTTTTTCATGTTGATATTTATATTGGGTTAAAGTGTAGCGTCTTCCATTCCGGCAACACGTAATTTGATAATATTAGATAATTGCCATTGTTTTATTTCTAGTGCTTTAGTTATTCCTAACCACTTGTTTCTAAGCAAGGCAAACTCATTAATTATCTTTTCAAAATCAATGACATCTGATTCGCCTTCTACGAACTTTTCGCAGTCTCGAGAACTTAACGCTCTTTGATAATTTTCTAAATATTTACGAAAATGCTGGCTTTTTAGTCGTCTTAATTCAATATTAAGATATTCTAATACTGCTTCGATTTCTTGTAATTGACTATATCTTAATTCCACAATACCGGGCATATTGGCTGCGGCCTTTTCTATATTTCCCGCTATGCGGCTATCGTCTCTTGCAGCCTGTAATTCGGCTTCAAAATACACCACGGCATCTGGAATATAAGATATATCTTTACTGATTTTTGAATACCAAGACATTATTAATTATCGTAGTCGTCCCATTCATCTTCTTCTTCATCATCTTGAGTTTCGTCTTCTCCAAGATAATATTCTATTGCTTCGTCTAACGATTCGTCGTAGCCTATCGCTGAACGAAGAATTTTATCGCTTATGCCATTATCTGCTAATAAATCGACATATCTTTCTGCTACTAAATCAATTGTTTTTTTATCTAAATATTCTTTAAACAACATCCAGATATCTGCAATCTGATTTTCATTCATTTTCTACTAGCTCCTCCGATTCTATTGGTTTATAATTTGCAAAGTTAGACATTATTTTATCTAAACATCCGTCCTCATTGCGCTCCCATTCCTTGCGATAATATTTAATAATTTCTCCATCATTTGTAGTAAATGATAATCTATTTCCGTCTTTTTTCAGCATGTCTTTAGATTCACACAAATCTACTAATCCGCTATAAGGGCTCATTCCAGTCGAATAAGGAATTTTTACTTGTACACTTTCAAAAGGTTTAGAATAACGAGTTTTCATAATCTTACAAGCAGCACGAATGCCTTTAACTTCGCTAATCTTATTACCATCTTCATCTTCTTTAAGTTTGAGTTTTTTCATGGCAACCACAATAGAACTTGCGTAAATGAATCCTTGTCCTCCTGAAATTTTGTCGTCTGGATCGAACATATCTTGGCTAGCATATGTGTGATTTGTAGCCACCAAGCCAACATTAGCACTACCAAACATATTAACACAATTACGAACCAGCGCCGTAAGAGCTTTAGGCTTTCTACCCATATCACCTTTGAGATCTCCTGCTTCAAATTGATTGACATCTGTTGGAGTTAAAAGCATACCTAAACTATCGATAACAAATAAGACTTTAGGTCTATCTTCCATTGTCTTATATTCTTTCATAAATTCATTGATAGTTTTAGCAACATCATCAATCATTGCCATATTAAGTTTTAATAATTTATCTTCAGCTGTATCTACACCTAATGCCTTAAGCCAATCTTCATCAAGTGCATTTTCGGTATCAATAAGAATTACATAAATTCCTTGTTCTTGTGCATGACGTACAAGATTCCCGGAACAAATATAACTTTTTCCGGCGCCGCTTTCTCCTGCAAATACAGTAACTTTACCCAGAGGAACACCTCTATTAAAGTCTCCACTAATCAAATAGTTAAGTGCATAATTTCCTGTTGAAATCCAATCTGTGGGATCGTTAAATCCTACTCCTAATCCATCGATGCTTTTAGTTAATGTTTTACGAAATTTTGTTAAGTCAAATGCTTTTGCCATAATAGTTCTCCCTTTATAATAATAAAATAATAATTAGCGCCTGTCAAAGTTTTTGATTATCTGCCAGCCTTAGATTTAAGTATTTCTTTATACTGTTTAAATAATCGTTCTTCATGATCATATATATCACCTAGTTTGTTAAAGACATATGAAATATCTTTGTTCACACAGTCCATTATATCTAAACCGCAAGTTTTAAAACTTCCTAAATTCCACATTGAGAATTTAGTATGAGCCTCAATAACTCTATTCAATAAAGATGCTGTGTTATAAGCCTTAGTGTAAGACCATTCATTCCATTCCCAGTCATAAGGTTTCATTGAATTTTTCCAAATAATTGAATGTTCCTCTGAATTCTTTTCCCAAAGGCCATTTTTTTGATCTTCCAACATTATTAATGGTATAAACCAATAAAATCCCATTTTTGTTTTTTTTAACCAATGTGCAGTATCCATTAAGTTATCAAAATTCTCTCCTGGAAGTCCTGCTATGAAATGACAGTCAATGTGTGTATGTTTCCATTTTTCTTGTATTTCTAATAAAAAATCTTTTCCTCGTTTAGCACTCCACGGCTTCGATATTTTCTTAGCTGCTGTAGGATGAAATGTTTCTATGCCGAACAATGCACCACGCTGTCCGCAGTTATGTAAAATTTCTTGTGTATGCGGTTGCTTATCTAGTAAATCTGCACGGTTGTATGCTAAAAATTCTAATTTAAAAGGAAGCTTGTTATAAACTTTTTCTAATGATTCCAATCTATCCAAACTAGCATTAAATGTATCATCTAAAAAATAATAACTTGTTGTTCCAAATTTCTCATACATTTCAGTAAATTCGTCAACCATCAGGCTTATATTTTTTTCGTCAGTTCCTGGTTTTTTACCTAATCCTGGATCCCTACAAAATGAACACTGAAAAATGCAGCCTCTACCCCATTCAATAGGTAAACATTCTCCTGGTAAAATACAATCGTGTTCTTTATAAACAAATCTATGATTACTTATATCAAAGTTTTTTCTTCTCATCTTAGTTGATATAGTTTGTTCACTTAGTTCATCCATTAATTTTAATAGGCCGTTTTCTCCGTACGAATCATATATTTTAAAATCAAATACATCTATATTTTTTATCCTATAAGTTACCGGGCCGCCGACAACTGTTTTAACTTTAGGGAATTCTTTCTTCAACTGTTCAACTGCATATTTGACATTTTCCGGAATTGATGGAATTCTTGCATTGTTCATTTTTAATTGAGAATCCCATGTTGTCCACATAGTTGTACTTGCGCCGATCAATAATGTATTGTCATCAATAAACATTTTAGTATAATCCACTAATTCTTGCGGACTAAACAAATGTGTAAATTCGATAACTTGACAAGTATAACCGTGTTCTTCTAACCATCTAGCTAAAGTGTAGCAAGCGATTGGTCTCCAAATAAAAGGTCGATATCCTATTTGACTATAAAAGATTATATTTGCCATTAAAGGGAATAGTTCATTTGGATAATTAAATCCCAGTATTTTTCTCGTGCCCGTATGGCTTTTAATGCTGCTTCTGTGGCTTCTTCTTTTCGAACAGGATCGTTATTGCATAGTTCTTCTAAAAGTTTCCTGGCAGCAGGCCCATGTTCTGCACCGTCTATTTCTACGTGTCTTTTCAAATACCACTTAAACGTATTACTTGGTATTTCTGCATTCTCTAATTGAACTAAGACAGAGTTAAATTGTTCAGGTAATAAATCTTCTCTACCTAATGCCAGTGCTGCACAAATGACCCAGGGCTTATCACTGTCTACAAATTCTTTTGTTTGTGTCATAAAGTATTTTGCAGGTTCAGGAACTTTGGAATGTTTAATAGCATTTTCCCATCCTATAGTTTCAACTAAGGTTGGCCAACTTTCTATCCATGTAGTATCTATTCCTATTTCTTTCATAGCAATAATATAACTTTCGAAATGACTTAGATTACCAAGTCCGTCCATCGTTATATCACTTTCTTCTCCTAAAACAATTTCATTTATCCATCGTCGAGAAGAAGCACTATATCTAGGTACCCATGGGCTTCCGCTAGGAGCAAGGTGCTGTTGTAGTTGTTTTGTAAGACACATGAAATCCCATACCGCATAAACGTGATTTATCATGAAGATTCTAAGGTCTTCTATACAACCTATACTTTGTCTAGAGGTTAACGGGTGTTGGCGTAACTTCCATTGAGCAGATTCAATTAATTTCCAGTCCATAATTTAAAAGGGTGCGGAAAAGCCGCACCCTTCTACTCTTACTTATTACGATTACGAATCATTGCAAGGATATCTTCTGCCTTACTTGATCCTGAAGTTGCAGTTGAAACATCCTTTTTAACAGATGTTGTAGCTGCTGGTTCTTCATAGTCATCTTCTAAGTCTGAACTTGTTTGTGGATTGCTCGGAGGAGCAATCTTTGCTGCCGGAGTAGAATTTGGATCACCAGTAGCTTGGCCCATGCCTGCTGGTTTGAAGTATTGTCCCCATCTTTCCATATCAAATGGTTCACCGTCGACACTAGCTTCAAACATCTCTTTGATTACTTTAATTTCTACATCAGTAGGTTTCTTAGGCAAGTAATCTTTCAACTCAAACAACCCATGTGCTTCGAGGGCCGCAGCTTCTTTGTCATCCAACGGACGACTACGACGACTCCATTTAGAAGTACTATAATCTGCATAACCGCCTTTACTGGATTTAATTAATTTAAAATCAACGCCGTTAACTGCATCAGTTGGAAGATCATCCATTTCTGGATCTAACAATGCTGCACGGATTAATTGAAAGATTTGAGGTCCAATGATAAATCTACGGATCGGATTTTCTGGTTGTTGTTCTTCCTTTAGTCCATCTTCAACAACAAATCCTTGGAAGATGTAACTACGTTTCTTCCAATATTTACGTCCTTGGTCTTCAAGACTTGGATCTTTGAACCAGCCACGTACTTCACTTAGAATAGGACAAGTTTCACCATACATTTCCATGCAAGGAACATTAACAGTGACTTGTTTGCTTTCTGTCTGACCTTTAATTCCTGCGAAAGGAAGTTTGATCATTGCACGTTCTACCCAAAAGAATGTGTTATCTGCATTACCATCTGGAAGGAAACGTACTGTGGATTCGGAACCTTCTTTTAAGTTCCAGAACGGATA